GTGTACCTTGAGTCCTGGGCATGGTTCTCAAAAACTAGCGGCGGATGATTGGCTGTTGCCCGCAAAGTCTGTGTTACTCCCATGGTTACATCCATCCTCTGCCCGCCCTGGTCATTAAGTACTAGCTCCTTGCATCCGTCTCTGCCTGTGCCATCAATGCTTCTTCCAGTATGGCAGGCAGTTTCTTTCCCCTGCTCCTTGCCCTGTTCAGTATCCCCTGACATGCTTTCTGACTCAAATAATATTTCCTTGGCACTTTGTCCTGCAAAATCTGCGACAAGGTAGATTCTGCGTCTACGCTGGGGGACTCCCCAGTATTGAGCGTCAAAAGTTCTGTACGCAATGCTCCATCCGTCTCCCATGAGCACATCAGCGTATGGCCATCCACCCTTCTCAGGCATAGGCACCTTGGGAACTTCCTCAGCGACGGATGCGACTGCCTCAAGGACCGCACGGAAGTCTTCGCCTTTGTTTGAGGAGAATGCTCCCGTGACATTTTCCCAGACGATGTATCTTGGGTATTTCCCATTTGTCTTGCACCTCATTTCTTTCACGATTCTTATTGCCTCATAAAAAAGGCTTGAGCGTGAACCATCAAGTCCCGCCCTCTTCCCTGCCAAGGACATATCCTGGCAAGGAGAACCAAATGTTATTATATCGACTGGCTCTACCTCAGCTCCGTTCATTTTAGAAATATCACCATAGTGTTTAATGAACGGCATTCGTTTAGTTGTAACCAGTATGGGAAACGGCTCTATTTCCGATGCCCAGACAGGCATTATGCCGGAAAGCAGCCCCCCCAAGGGGAACCCCCCTGAGCCGTCAAAAAGGCTGCCGAGGGTAAGTGTCTTATTTTTCTCCATCATTTATCTCCACTTCAGACAATTTATATTTCTTCCCACCACGAATTAAAGTTATTTCCTGGTCCGGATTGTAGTCCTTATCGTTTTCTTTTTTGTATTGTATGATGCGATGTACAATTACATCACAGTACTTTTCATCAAGCTCCACCATACGACAAATTCGATGAGTCTGTTCGCAGGCAATAAGCGTACTGCCGGAACCACCAAAAGGATCCAGTACAACTGAATTGCTCATACTTGAATTTAGAATCGGGTAAGCCAGGAGATTCACCGGCTTCATTGTCGGGTGCAGAGGATTATTCTTTGGTTTGTCGTATTCCCAGATTGTGGACTGTTTCCTGTCTGCATACCATTTGTGATGCCCCGTCTTCTTCCAGCCAAACAAAATCGGCTCATGCTGCCACTGATATGGTGACCGCCCCAGAACCAGGCTCTGCTTTTTCCAGATACATGTTCCCGACAGATAAAAGCCCGCTTCGCTAAAAGCCTTTCTGAAATTCAGCCCTTCGGTATCCGCATGAAAAACATAAATGCTGGCATCGCTTTCCATGAACTTTTCAGTATTCGTAAAAGCGTCCAGTAAGAATTTATGAAAGCTATCGTTGGCCATATTGTCGTTCTTAATTTTACCGGCGGTCCCTTCGTAATTTACATTGTACGGAGGATCCGTGACTACAAGATTAGCTTTGGTCTTTTCCATAAGAACTTTATAGGTTACTTCTTTTGTGCTGTCACCGCAAACAAGCCTGTGGTTTCCTAATATCCACACATCGTTCAGCTTTGTAATTGCAGGTTTCTTAAGCTCAGCGTCAACATCAAAGTCATCATCCTTAACACCGTCTCGCTCGGAGTCCTTGAAAAGCGTGTCCAAGTCTACTGCGTCAAAACCAGTCAAGGACACATCAAAATCTTCTCCCTGCAAGTCTTCAATAACAAGCATTAATTTATCCTTGTCCCATTCACCGGAAATTTTATTAAGAGCTATATTTAAGGCTTTTTCTTTTGCCTCGTCCAGTTCCACTACTACACATTCCACTTCTTTGATACCCATATCAATGAGCACTTTTAATCTCTGATGGCCACCTACAACTCGTCCTGTAGTCTTATTCCATATCACCGGTTCCACATACCCGAACTGCTCTAAGGAACGTTTTAACTTCTTATATTCTGCATCATCAGGTTTTAAATCTTTACGTGGATTGTAATCCGCGGGTATTAGCTCCGTTACTTTCTTTTTAGCAAATTCCATTAAGCGTATGCCCTCCCCATTATTTTGATTAGGCCTTTCTTGGCCCCTTCTATGTTTCCCGCCAAAGCCTGTCCCCTAAAGGTCAATAGCTGCTGACGGCTTATATACTTCCTCGCTGCTTTTAAATCTTTCATAAATTTCTTCAGTTCTCGGTTCATTTTCTCTCCCTCGATCTAAGTAATCGTTCCATTACGTCTTCCTGTGGATTAACCCCTGAAAAATCGCTCATAGAATTTTCACGCACAATACTAAAGATTTCATTCCACAGATGATTTGCCTGATTCATATACTTGATGCTTATATTTACATAAGGTGATGTCACCGCACCTGCTAATGTCTTATACTTAATTAAATAGCCGGTACTGGTAATTAGTTCTTCCAGATGTATCCACCGCGCACAAGCCATAGCATAACGCTCTAAAAGCTGCGGAGATATAATTTCTGCACATCCCCTGTCATTTAACCATTCCCATGTGTTTTTATAAATTTCTTCAGCTTGTAGCTTAGTCCCATCTCGCTGAATACCGCTCAGGACTTCATTAGGCTCTGGCATTTCCACTCCTCTTAAGTCAATGGCCTCTTCAAAGCTCATGACCTTAAGCGGTCTTTTGCTTGGATTCCCATCAGAAACTTTTTCAGATAAAGTTTTTCTTGGCCTACCGCCTGTACCCTTGGCCGGGCCACGTTTTCCCATATTCTCACCTCTTTGTATATACCCCTTAAAACTTATGCGAAAATTTGCGTGAGAGCCTACGCCCGTTGGCTTGCAGACTAGGTTTAGAGATTAAGGCCGCCCCTACGTCGCTTGCAGACTAGCTTTCAGCGTTTATTGTTTAATTTTTTCTTTGTTGTTTGCTTTAACTTTATTGTTTTTGCCGTTATCGGCAAGTTTTTACTCTTTTTTAGTTAATTCGTTTCATTTTCTTGCCGATAGTATGCTATAATCTTATTACGAGAAAGGAGAACATTATGAACTACTTATCTGTATCTGAAATAGCAAGTATCTGGAAGCTCTCTGAACGTACCGTTCGCAACTACTGTGCTAACAACAAAATCCCCGGGGCCTTCATTACCGGTAAAACATGGAATATTCCTGCTGATGCTCGAAAGCCGGCAAGAAAGCTCACAGCTACTACTGCACCTAAGACTTTATTGTCTGTCCTCAAGGCAGAACAAAAAGACAAAACTCCCGGTGGAATCTATCACAAAATACAAGTTGATTTAACATATAACTCCAACCATCTCGAAGGCAGCAAGCTTACTCACGATCAGACTAGATTTATCTTTGAAACCAATACGCTAGGCGTTACCGATAATGCCGTGAATGTTGATGATATTATAGAAACGGCCAATCACTTTAAATGCATTGATATGATTATCATTCAAGCCGATTACCTTTTGACCGAAAAATTTATTAGGCTTCTTCACCTTACTTTAAAAAGCGGGACTAGCGACAGCCGCAAAGATTGGTTTGCTGTAGGTGATTACAAAAGACTTCCTAATGAGGTCGGTGGCAACAAGACTACCGCACCTGAAGATGTCCACGCTGCTGTAAAAAAACTTCTTTCCAGCTATAACAAAACGAAAACAAAAAGTCTGAAACAAATCATAGACTTTCATGTTCGTTTTGAAACCATTCATCCTTTTCAAGACGGTAATGGCCGTGTCGGCAGACTACTCCTGTTTAAAGAATGTCTACGCAACAATATCGTTCCGTTCATAATCACCGATGAGATGAAAATGTTCTACTATCGTGGCTTGCACGAATGGAAAGAGGAGCCAGGTTTCCTAGTTGACACCTGCTTATCTGCGCAAGACCATTTTAAAAAAGATTTAGACTATTTTAAGATTCCATATATTGAATAACTGTTTTACAAGGTCACTCTCTAGAGCGGCTTTTCTTTTTCCTATTGTGCCATCTGTCTCCTGACTCAGCAGTGATTCTGGAGTGGCACGGAGTGCACAAAGCCATGAGGTTTTTAATATCATGCGTTCCGCCTCTCGATAGCGGTAACTTGTGATGAACCTCAGTAGCTACAGTAATGCGTCCTTCTTTAATGCACTGCTCACACAAGGGATGTGCTGCAATGTATCTGTCCCTTATTCTTTTCCAACCTCTGCCATAACGTTTCTTAGTAGCAGGGCTTCTGTCATATTTCTCGTACCGGGCATCCATAATCTTTTGGTGCTTCTCACAGTACCTGCCGTCCACAAGTTCCGGACAGCCAGGATACCGGCACGGTGTCTTAGGCCTTCTTGGCATTAATCTTCCTCCTAATTTTTGATATAAAAAAACCTCCAAGGCTTTTGACCTTGAAGGTTAGTATTTAATTTTTCTTTGTTCGCAAGTATATCATAGCACATAATCACATTCGGCACACCCGGACAAATGCGGACATTTTCGGCAACTTTTAATTTTTTTGAGAAATTGTGATATGCCGCAAAGCATTTTTATGCCATCTGCGTACAGACCGTTCCGTAGCATGAATTTCTTCACCGATTCTCTCCCATGTGTACCCACAAAGATACCGGCGTTGAAGTATTAATTGCTCATTGGGATTTGGAACAGTACTTATGGCTGCGGCTATCTCTTTTCTTAAAGCTACTAGCCTTGTTATCTCATCAGTGGTGGTTTTTTCCATATCCATAAGCGTGGCAATATTGTCTTCCAGTTTATGTACATTTCTTGTAGAGCTTCCCGGCATATCGCTCAAAGTTGGTGTTATCTTTGTTACCA